GAACTGATAGCTCATTTGCAGGGTTAATAAGAAGTGCACCGGTACCACTATTGTTACTTCCTAATAGTTTAAATAAAGCAGCTGTTTTGTATGCACCAGATCCGTTACCTTTATTTAAAGATAAACTCATTATAGAATCTTGATTAGATGCATCATACATTCTACTATAGAACCCAGCATAACTTATGTCTGCTGTATCAGCACTACCCATTGCATTTCTACCCCTAAATTCAAGAACACCTAAAGAGTCACTATCTGCAACAGCACCTGCATTTCTATAAAGCACTAAGTCAGGACCTGATCCTGCAGCAGTTGCTCTACTTTCTAATATTATATTTTCTGAAGTTGAATTAGATATAGATTTAATAACCGGAGCGTCTGTACCAGAAGCTGTACCAACAGTAAGTTGGCTTTGAATAGATACGTCATCTGGCAATCCTACTGTTATAGTATCACCTGATACGCTTGTCTCAACCTCAGCTGATGTACCTGATATAGTAAGTGTATCTGTACCAAGTACTACACCATTATCTGTTCCTGAGTCAGCTGCAATATCTAATGTTGTAGATACTGATTGAGATCCTACTGCTGTTAATTGACCTTGTTTATTTACAGTAAATGTTGGTATACTACTACTACTACCATAACTACCAACTTGAGCATTTGTTAATTGATCATCAAGATCAATACTTATACTTTGAGAACTTGCTGTAGTTGTGATTCCTGTATCACCACTTATTGTTAATGATTGTGAATCTAAATCAACAGATCCTGTTCCACTATCACCTGCTATATCAAGATCCTCTGCAGTAATAGCTTCATTAATTCTATCATCAATAGCAGCTGATGTCATTAAGCTTGTATCATTATCTGCAAATGATTCACCAGATGTTTGTACTGCTGATATAGCTACACTGTCTAATGTTAAACTACCTGTAATAGTAACACCATTCGTTGTGGTTGTAAATTTTTGTGAATTTTGATAATATATTCTTACACCTGTATCACCAGCTTGAATTAAATCACCATTAGAGTTATGTATTCTATGATTAGGCGCAAACAAGTCTAAGTTACTGCTACCTTGAATTCTTAAAGTTCCTCCAGAAGTATCATTAAAAATCCTATTACCATTTGTATAAGTTCCTCCAAATGATATTACACCAACATCTGTAGGTGTACCAGTATTTGTGGTTGTTGTTGGTAATTGTATGCTTTTCTGTACAACTATATTAGTTGTTCCCGTTGTATTACCATTAGCTAAAACTTCTGATAATGTATCTACTGTATCTACTTGTGCATCTACATATGCTTTAATTTGAGATGTTGTAGCTAAACCTGTACTATCACTTGAAACAGCTTGCGTAACAATGTCTAATACAGTATCACCTTCTAAACCATTTGTAATAGTTAACTGATTTGGTGTAGTTGTTGTAATACTTGTAATATCACCAGGAGCTAAGGCTTTCCAAAAAGTTGCATCATATGCACCGGATGCTTTTGTATATACAAATACAGTTTTAGATGCACCAGAATTATAATATACTTGACCTTGTACAGGACTTGTAGGTGCAGTACCTAAAGAGTGAATTACTGCATTCTGTAACTCATTTTGTTCTAAACTTATACTTGATAAATGTTTTATTGCCATAACTGTTTAATTTTAATTTAAATAAGCTTTACCACTAAATGATGCTTCAAATGTAATTGTCACTTGATTAGGACTATCATATGCTACACTACCAACAACTACATTATTACCTGAGTCTACTACTGTAACAGACGGGAATTTTCCTAGTCCGTGTACAATGACCCATGTATTAGAAGCTGCACTTTGATTGTGAACATATGTATCTGCATCATTAGCTGCATTAACTATTGTTTGTAAATTAACTACACAGTTGGTTTCTGTAGGTAGTGGATCTGTGCAAGGCTCATCCTTAACTGACATAACTTCAAATGGTGCAATAAATTTGCCTTCTTCATTTGTAGGATAAGCTTCTTGAGCCCTCCATTTACTATTCCAATCACATATCTCTTTTTTAATTATAGTTGATTCTAGATCTGTCAAACAACAAGGAGTTATGCCATATCTTTTTGACATAAAATTTTTGTATGCTTGTTCAGCAAACTTTTGATGTTTTTCTATAACTTCAACTTCTGAGTACATTATTGTTTTTGAGTTTTATTATTATATTCAGTTAAACACATCTTGCAAACTGTGCTGCCATCTTTTGCTATTGCTTTTTGACAACCACAGGATATTGGTTTATTGCAATTTTTACAGTTCATTTTTCTAACATATTATTTTACTTAGTAATTTTTCTGCATAGTTATATAATTCCATCCCTTTTTTAGGATTAGTACAATACTCTACTTCTGCTACTGCGGCATCAATTAGAGTTTTAATATAATTCATTTGTCTTAGCAAGTCTTCCCTTTCACTGCTAGGTTCACAAGGTTTGACATCTATGTCACACAATTTATTATAGTAAGTAGTAAGAAGATTTGTTACTCTCAAATGATTATATTCTACATATACTTTGTCATTAGGAGAAACACTGTATCTGATAACATAAACGCCATCAGGTAATTTCATACGCTTTGTGCCACAATCAACTTTTTGAAGTGCAAGAACACACGCATTTAAACAAAGATCAAATTCATGATCAACTTTTATTAATACGGGAGCAGTAAACCCAGGCATTGTAATTAATAATTCACTACAATCTACATTTAATTTTTTAGTATATTGACTTGTATCTTTGACACATAAGACTTCACAATTACTAACCGTAGGTACTTCTAAGCTTAAAATATGTTTTTCTGCCATTATATATATGTATTTAGTCCGGAATAACTACACTACAACAATAATATACAAAATTAATCATACAATATAAAATAAAAAAGACAGGACTTTTAGGTCCTGCCTTTCTTAAAATAATATGAAATCTACTTAAATTATATATTAAGCATCTGGTGTTTCAATCTTAACCATGTTCTTCACGTCATTAGCTAAAGTTTCAACCCTAGTCATTAGGACATCCATTTTACTAATTAGATCTGAATCTGAACACTTAACAAAAATTTCATATAGATATTGATCATTATCAAAAGTTCCTGTAGGATTATTAAATCTTGGAACACTGTGTTGAATATAATAAGATCTGTATAAAGCTGATCTATCTACAGCTGCTAAAATCTTATCTGATCCTTCAATCTCTCTAATTCTTGCGCTATCAATTGCTCCTTGACTAAATGGATTTTGTGCATAAGCTTCAGATAACAATACTTTTCTTAGTACTGTTTCTCCAACTGTCTGCTGCATTTTACCAGGAGTTTTTGCAGATGTACCACATGAATCACATGGGTCACCTTTCATGTCAACAAATGACAACTCAACTGATAAAGGCTCTTTTCCATAGAAGTCTCTTGTATCAAATGATGCATTTCCAAATGTACTCTCAACATAAGCAGCTTCAACTTTAAGTGTAGCTGATACATTATCTGATACTGGATCTGTACTTGCAGTATATGCACCAGAAACTCCAGCATCTAATACTTGAGAAATAGTTTTAGTAGCATTACTACCGTTTGTGTTTATTACAACACCACCACCCGTAGCTTCTTGAATAAAAGGTTTTACAACTGGATCAGCTAATAACATTCTACCAATTGTAGCTAGAGCTACAGCTGGATCAACGTGAGTCTGACCATCTGCACAACATACTGAACCACTGTCTCCAATAGCGTATATGTTTTTATTTAAGAATCTTAGAGCAGGTGATCCTTTGATATCTACTCTTACATATTGTGTTTCACCACATGGGGAACAATCTTTACCGATTGATACCTGAGCCGTAGCTTTTACTGGGTTAACACATGCACCTTTCCAAAGAGCGTTAATATACTTTGGATTGATACCTTTAGACTTTACAGATTCAGAGTAACCTCCATGTCCTGGATTGTTACCAATAGAGTCTGCTGTCTGATAATTTCCTTGAACTAGGTATAATAGACCGTTGTTACCAAGTGAACCATTTGCAGTTGCAATAGTTTGCCAGTCACTACTATCTACTAATCCTAATGTTCCTGCTGGTAAAGCTGAAGTCGCTGTGTTAGCGGTTGCATCAACTTCTGCAACAACAAAGCTTTTTACAAAAGCGTGATTAAAATAAGCCATAATAAATTGTTTTTAAAGTTTATAAATAAAATTAATAAATGTATACCTTCTTAGGTATATAAATAATATACAAAATATTTCACTAATAACAAACTAATGTTAATTAGATCGTTCAGCAGATTGCATGCCTCTTTGCATCTGTATAACATTCTCTATGTCACCAGCAATGAGTGCTGCAGCTTCATCTATAATTAACTCTACAATGTCATCTCTGAACTCACTTTCAACATTAGTTGAAGTGGTTGTTCCATCTTGTGGATTTACACATCCAGGAATTTGTATAGTAATTGGTTTTCTATAATACGTTAGTGTTGGTCTGGTAATAGAAAAATCACTTGCTCTATATATTCTAACTGTATTATTTATAAATGTTGCTATAGTTTCTGCCCATTCAAAATCCGGTTTCTTTAACGGATCTCTTAATATTAAATCAATATTTGCTTCTTCTACTAGATAGACTGTCATAGAATAAGGCTCCTTACAGCATTCTGATTTTGCTTTTGTACTGAGCCTTTTATATTCTAAATAGTTATCTGGTAATCCATTAGCTTCAAAATAATTATCATTTTCTGAGCCTGATAGATTTGTTTCTGTTAAAAGTACACTAAGATCATCTATACGTCTTTGAGAACCTTCATCACCTTCTTTAAACTGGTTCATACCATGAAGTTGTCTTCTTGTCCATTGTAGTGCAGCTTTATTGAAAGCTTCAATTATCTGCCAACATTCTAGGTTATCAAAGTCATTACTAGAGAGCTTGTTTAGTCTCTGTCTAAGTTTAATTTGTATGAGATCATTAGTCATATTTTAATTTTTTAAGCGTTCCAATATGGTTCAACCTTTTCTAGTAAGCTAGTAAGTGCTTCTTCATTTTCTGGATTCTTTAAAAATGCAACACATTCATCAGGTCTTTTTCCTAATTTAACACTACTATCTAAAGTCTCTATCCATCCATTAGCTTTAGTAGTTATAAATTTATAATATAGACAATCTTTAACTAGTGCTCTAATTTTAAGATCTTCCATTTTTGACCTAGCTGCATCTATAAATGTTTGTGTTGCTCTTTTCTTATTAGACTCAGAGCCTTCACCATTTATATACATATCCATGTTCTCATAAACAACATCATTAGAAATGCTTGTTGTATATTGAGTACTTTCTACATCTACTACTTTAGCTACGTATCTTAGTTTTGTTGGATTTTTGTCATATAATTTTTGTAGTTCTACAATAGCTCTGTTTCTTAGTTTGCTAAATTCAGTTCTAGTTGAAACAGTTTCCTCTACAGTGTCTAAATAAAATTTAGGTGCATCACCTGATGTCTTAGCATCCTTAAGAGATTTTGCTACAATTGAGAATCCCCCTGCCTTAATAGCATAAAGTTTTACTAAATCATAAGGGTCATTGTAAGGATCTAAAAATACGGGATCATTACCACATTTTATACTTATTCTTGACCAAAACTTATCATTGTCTGGTTTTAATAAAGTAAGCTTGTTCCAAAACTCTTTGTCTTCAGGATCTACAACATTAGCTGCTAGATCTTTTTCTAATTGTGAAACAACTGATCTAATTTCTTTTATTTTCTGTTCTCTTTCAGCTACAGCCAGTTTTTTAACTTCTGGTGCAAACTCATTAAGACCAGTTACATATCTCTTAACTCCATTTATTTCTAAACAGGCTAAGCTTTCTTCATGATAAACACCATCATGTAAGGCCATTCCATAATTTTCTAATCCCATATTGCTTTTGCTAGGATTAAAGTATGGGCGTACAGCAATACTACTATTTTGTTTGGTTTGCTGATACTTTTCTACTATTGTATAATCACTCATTTTTATTGGTTTTTAAAATTAATATTCAACTCAAAAGTACATAATTATGTACATTCTTAAAATATCTAATGCTGAGCCTAAGCCCAGCACAAGTTTTTTGAGTTACGCTGTAACTATTTTTAATGCTCCTGCAGTATGATAAATATCACCATTGACTAGACCTGCAGTTTTAGCTGCAGCATTGTTTGCATGATTTCTTGCTAAAAGTGCAGCATTACTAACTTTAGATATAGGGCCAACAACTTTGTTGACTTCTGCTATAACCTCATTAACATGCGCATATCTTGCTAAACCATGTTCAGCTCTTGGTGCTTTACCTAAAACAGAATCATCTACAACTTGCTTTACTTTTTTTATTGCCATGATATAATCTTTTTTACAGGTTAAACAAAAAAAAGGAGGAGGGTTTAATCTCCTCCCTTTTAATTAATATTAGAATGATCCTCCTGTAATTGGATTTCTCATTACAATTTTTAGAACTTTACTTGGATCTTTCACCCAGATAGCCGGCATGGTTTGAGTCATCATAACTCTATAACCATTAAAGTTACCAGTTGAAGCAAAACCTTGGTTTCTTCCCATGTAGTCCATAGTACCATTTTGGTAGAACCACTTAAGTTGATTATCCCAAGATAACTTCAATAAGTGAATGTTATCATTTCCGTTCTCTGTTACATCAAAAATAATGAAGCTGTAAGAACTTAATGGACGTCCGTCAATTAATGGGTTCTCAACATCATTAGTATGTAAGTTATCAAATGCTGGATTCAATACAAATTTAACGTTAGCTAAGAATGGAATAGTAAAGCTTGTGTAAGCAAAACCAAAGTCTAGATCCATTCCAGAACCTTTAACAGCTCCAATATCAGAAGCATTTTGTACTAAACCAGAACCATATACTTCATCAGCAATAGCTTTGTTGATCAACTGCATTCCACCAATACCTGTTTGTACAACAAGTGATCTTTGTGGATCTGGGCCTTTGAATTCAACTTTACCTTGGTAGAAGTTATATAATTCAGATTTGAACATATCAAGAGTGAAGGAAGATTTGTTATAAACTCTTTTAAATGAGTTATCTAACTGAGACCATAGACCAACTGATAATCTAATATCATCTGGACCATCTTGTCTAATTCTACCACCTTTACCCCACATTAGGTAAGTTTCAATGTCATTAGCAACTTTGCTTAAGTGCGCAGCTTCTAGATTTGTAATGAAAGATCTAGTCAATTGACCGCTTTCAAATGCATCTCTAGCACCTGATTTACCCATGCTTGCTACTAACTCTTCAATAGAGCTAACTGACATATTATCACCTGCACCAAAATTTCTCCAAATTTCAGTTACAGGAACTGTTCCGTCTGCATTCAATCCTCCTTTGATCATAAGATCAGCTCTAGAAGAAATTGAATAGTGTACGTGAGCTTCAGCTCCTCCTACAAAGTTGTAGAATTCTCTGAACCCTGAGCCAGCTTCAATATCACTGAATCTTTCACCATACTCTCCTCTTGCAGAACCTTTTCTAAAGAATTTAGTTCCTGAAGCTAAGTATTTGTTGTCTAAGATAGCAGCGCTATTATTGTTGACTAATTGTACTGTGTAGATGAAACCATCACCTGCAGGGATAATATCATCTGCTGTGATGTAAAGTTCTAATCCGTTATACTTGTCATAAGTGATAATATCACCATGTCCAAATGCACGTTTAGATAATTTTACTTTAAAGGTAGTTCCATCAATACCTTTAGAAGCGTTTGAAGACTCAATGTCTGCCACTATAAATGGTAGATCTTGAGCTACTGGAGTTTGCCATTTGTACTCGCCTCTAGCGTTGTCCACAAGAATTGTATTCTTTCCACCAAATGAAGCCATTTGATATAGGGGCATTTCAACTTTTTGAGTCATTGCCCATAAATCAACTGGACCTAGATCCTGAGGTTCTGCTGAACCTAGCATCGCTGTCAAGTGATAAGAATCAATGTGAGAACTTGCTTTGTAGCTTGTATCCCTTAGGAAAATTCCATTGTTTAAAACTGGAGTTGCCATAATTGATTGTAGTTTTTAATAGTTAATAATTAATGTTAAATGTAAATATAAAAATTCTTAAAATCTTTTAAATATGTTTTGTTGTCTTTTTAATTTCTTGCTTCCTCTCTTTACTGTAGTGTCTTCTTTTTGTTCTACTCCTAAAGAGGCTCCACCGCTATTTACTTGTTCAGTCTTTAATTTTCTGACTGTTTTCTCAATTGTTTTCTGAGCTCCTTTTTCCATAATCTTACTTTTGTAACCATCTGGATCTTGTAATAACCAAAGGGCTTCAGATATAAGACTATAATTAGGCTCAACAAATTGATACTTTTCAAGTAAGTGTCCTAACAGGTTAGTGTTACGTCCACTTACAGAAGGATAATTAGGTTGTACAAGTCCATTATATAACATTGACTGAGTCTTCTTGTCTATTTTTATATCACTCAAAGCTCCGTCTTTTAATGTATCATATACATTTTGCATATAATCTTTAGATGCTTGTTCTTGTTGTTTCTTTTTCATCTCCTGTTCCTGGAGTTTTTTGGAAACAACTTTTTCTTGCATCTTCTGTAACTTAGGTTGAAACTTAAGAGCTTGTTGCTCTAGCTTTCCTAAGTCTTTCCAAACTTCTACTTCCTCTGCTATCTCTTCTGCTGTACCATATCCGGTTGCAGAAAGGTATTCATGGATTACTCTTTCTTGTCCTCTCTCAGACTTTACATCTATAGTACTAGTTTCTTCAACTTGTGCTAGTGTCTGAAATAAACCTTTAAGATCTTTACCACCATCAAATACATATCTTGCAGCAATCTTTAATTCATCTGGCAAACTTTCAAAGAACTTAGCGGGAGTTTCTTTTCTAACTTGGTTTGCCTTTTCTTCCATGTTAGCGTCAATTAACTCTTCCCAATCTTTTGCTGAATAATCAGCTAGAGGTTTGTCATCATCAAAAGGAACAATCTTGTCAGATTTAATTAGCTTGTCAAATACATCAGCTATTCCTTCTATTTTCTTTCTACCTCTTTTTTTAGTTTCTGTTTCTTCTTCATCTGTTTCTTCCAAAGAATCTAAAACATCATCTAAAGTTGCAGCTGGTTCCTCTTCCTTTTTTTCTGCTTTTGGTTCCTCTTTAGCTTCTTCAGCTTTAGGTTCTTCAGCAGCTGGCTCCTCAGCTACAGGCTCTTCAGCCTTTTCTTCTTTTTTATCTAAAAAATCTAAGTCAGCCTTGTCTTTTTTAGAAAAGATATTTTTTGGTTTTGCTTCTGGAGTTACTATTGCATCAGCATCTGGTGCTGCGGCAAATAACTCATCTAAATTTATATCCACTTTTTCAACAGTAGTGTCCTGTGTTTTATTCTCTTGTGCCATAATTGTTGGTTTTAATTAATAATATTATTATGTACATATACAATATAAGAATTAATATTGACATGTAAACTTATAATATTTTATTATTTATAACATTTTGTGCAATATATAGCTAACGTTAAAAATCTTTTTTACAAATTAACTTTCTTTGTCATATTTGTTTTTATTCTCTCTTGCTATTTGTAGATTTTTATTAGCAATATCTCGCTGTGTAGCTAGCTTTTCTCTGTCTATTTGTAGTTTGGCTTGAGCTTGAGCATTCTTCTGAGCGTTCTGCTCTCTTTTCATGTTCATTTGCTCTCTGTATTGTGAAGTTTGTTGAATATCTTTTAAGGCATCTTGATAGTCTGACTGCTTATTTTCATTTAGGTCCATCATAGATCCATAACCTGCAGCTCTTATTTCAGCAACTGTAATATTATTTTGTCTTTCTTTATCCGCTTCATTAGACTGATATTCAAGTTTTAACTGATTCTCTTCAGCTTGAGCTTTCAATTGCTCTTCTTGCATCTGTCTTTGCTGTTGCATTTCTTGTTGTTTCATAGCCTGAGTTTTTTGCTCAGAGTCTTTAAGAATATCAGTTACTTCTGCAATTGAATCTGCTTTTAATATATTACCTAAATCATAAATGCTTGCACCTGTAGTATTGTTAGTTAGTGCCATTTGTTTTAACTGCTCTAATACTTGTCTATGATTTGTTCTTGTAGTAGCAAAAATATTAAAGTCTCTCATTAATAAATCTGTGCCATTAATTGTAAAATTAACTTTTTCAGCTGCCGTAGAAATATATTGCAACCTTAAACTTGGAGTGTTGCTGTAGTAGTACTGAGCCAGATCAGTTCTCATTTTGTGTACTCTTGGCATAAGATTATCTGAATGATTTATAAAGTAAGTCTCAGTTTGTGCAAATGACTGCTGTAATGCTTGTGTAACACCAGTAGCTGTTTGTTGTGCTACAGGTCCTCCAAGTCTTTGCGGGTTGATTCCTATTGCCTCAAAAGCTTGAGACTTAAAATAATTTGCTAGTTGTATCCTTGACATTAATCTATTAGTTTGCTCCATGTTTAGAGTTTGATAATGATTAAAGTTAGTTGCATTTTCTGTATTTGTTATTGATGTATCAAGAGGTAGCATCTGAAAATCTTTCATTGCTACAAATGCCTTAGCATAATTATTTTTGCCCCAATCTTCTCCCATACCATGACGTGGTAAAGCATTTTGATCAAACATAATAATTGTACCTAGTTCATCAACAAGTATATCTGCTATTTGATTATTTACCATATTGTAACCAACTTGGTAAGCTTTCATTAAATCTACTAAGGATGTAGATCTAGTATTTCTATCAGAAAATACTCTACCTTCAACAGGTAGTTTACAACCATATAAAGTTTTATCTCCTTTAAATTGGAAAGGTATTCTTCCTGGTTTTACTTTATCAATCCCTAAATAAATAGGATCAACATTATTACCCATTTCAGAACGCCATCCTGTAGGAGAATTTGGACCTATTTTTACACCACCCCATACTTCATTAATCCAAATGTAATCTACATGTTCTCCTTCTAATAAATTTTCTTTTGTTTTATTTTTGATTAACGTAGTATCATATACAGGCTTCATTGAAACTTTAAATGTTTCATCTACTAGTTCTTGCATAACAGTTCCATCTTTCTTTATGCAAGTAAGATGACCAACTTTTCTTTGTGTTTTCCAGTAAACTGTGGTTACACGCATAAGATCAGCTTCACCCCATTGCATAACATCTTCCCCTTCATTTAGAATTGCACTTACTATATCACCGCCTCTAGCTGGATCATCTGACCAATTGCTTATATATCTTCTAAAGTTTAAACTTGGAGCGTTTGTATTCCAAGCATGTGATCTACTTGCATCATAATATGAACCGTCATTCTGATATCCATTAACTTGATACATAGAAGATCTAGCAGGATATATTTTGTTTAAAGACTTTAATTGTTTTTCATTCATCAAATATCCATACTTATCAATAACATCTGACACAGTCATAAGATCCATCTTACCTGCATAGTTTGAATCAGATATATATCTTGTCTCTGGAGACTTTTGATAAAAAGTTAAAACAGGATTCCATAATTCTACATCATAATCATCTTCTAGCATTCTAAAATGCCAAAACTCTCTATCAGCAATAAGCATATCTCTAAAAGCTCTTTCTTCAAGTTCTTGCATTTTAAATCTTTCAATGTCTACATTCATTTGATGAGTAGCCCATTCTTCAACCATACTTCTATAAGACTTACTAAAAAAATCTTCTATTTCAGGTAGTGATTTAATCTTTTGTGGATCCATCATTTCCTTTGCTTCTTCAGAACCAGGATTAAGACCCATCTCTAACATCTTCATCAATTGTTTTTTTTGTGCGTCCGCAAGTAAGTTCTGTTCTACCAAGGCTCTTTTTGATTCTAACATCTCATTGTATGATGTATCATCTACAGCCCTAAACTGAACTTTTGAAAATCTTTTTGAAAACTCTCCACTAAGTACATTAACTACATTTGGGATAATAGGATAAAACTTTAATTCAAGTGCTGACTCATCTTCTTTAGTTAAGACATCCATAAGATCTTTATGGTCATTGTCTTCTTCAATGATATAATCTTTTTTGTCTATAATACCTTTGGCAAGTTTATAGTTTTTTAATAGCTTTCTTGCATTTCTACGCAGGAATTCCATTCCTTGTAACTCAAGCCAATCTAAATTCCAAGCTGACCAGTCATCATTCTTTTTGTTAGCCGGTAAAAACTGGATTGGTTGTGTTAAGGATGAAGATACATGACCTCCCTCTTTTTTGGCTCCTGCCTTGAGTTGCATTGCATTAAATACTCTCATGCTATCTTATATTTTTAAATCCTGATCTTTTTTTGGTTCTTCCTATGCCTTTATTGCGTCCCAAATTTCTAAACGCACTATACTTTAATTTATACAAATTTTCTTGATTATCCAAGGATTTTGATGTTGATTCACGCCTTTTAAGGTATCCTCTATTAGATTGTTGCACTTTTGCAAAAGCTATTAGTGCAGAGAAGGCTACAAGTCTATCTACGTTAAGTCCAGGATAATAAGCTAACATTTCCTTTAATAACATAGGATCTGGTATTCTTTCAACACCAAGCGTTTGACTAATAACAGAACCATTTATATCAGTTTCCTCATCAATCTGTTCTCTTATAAATTCTATTGCGTATGATATTAAATGATTTTTAAAAAGTGTTCCTGTATTCTTCCATCCATATTCTTGATATACTGTTCTGTTTGAACCAAGATCTTTTAAAAATAAAATTTGTTGTTTTGGCACTAACCATTTTTGTTTTCTTTTGGCAATCATATGCTGTATAAATAATGATATATTATTTTCTACAACAGTCCATGCTTTATACCACTCAATGATTTTTTCTAACTGCTCATGAGTTTTGTTTATATCATCATACCTACCACACCAAGCAGCAACAATCTTATCTTTTTCTATAATAGTTTCTATACCGTCCGGTGTCTCTCTTCTTATCTCAACAGGATTTTTATAAACAAATATACTACACAAAGAATCTGATGTAGTTGTTTTACCTTCTGATACCGGGTCAACAGAAGCATAATACATTCCAAAATCAGGATTTTTAATGGGTCTTTCCCATACAACTAGCACCCCTTCTTTGTTAGTAGCTTTTTTATCTACAGGAAACTTACTAATAGGTAATCTGTTACTTCTTTTAGCTACTATACCTTCTTGTTCCCATTCTAATTCTATATGCTCATAACTGTAATCTTTGTCAATTATTTTTCTCATTTGCTTTTGTAGTATACCTTGAGGAAATATAGATTGTTTTCTGTAGGCAAAAGCTTCTGCTATATTCATAGGCTTCTGAGAAATCCTTAGTTGAAACTGCTCAGGAGATAATTCTGACTTCCATCTTTTTCTTTCAACATTAATGGATTCAAGTGCTTCTTCTATTTTACTATTTCCAAAATCATCAATGTAAGGAGGCATTGACCACTGTTCTGGTATAAACAGACCTGCTAGCCCTGAAGTGCCGTCAGCGTCCATTAAATTAGTTTCTACAGCGTATATATCATTTACTGTAGGATTAAGAATCATTTCTTTGAGCGGATTGCATTGTTCCAGATCACCAACTGAACCAGCAGCTATAAACATACCAGTTGTCATCATACCTGAAGACATAGCAGGTCTAAGATATTCATAAGTATCCATCATCTTTGGAGCAATACCTGCTTCTTCATGAAAAAAGTAAGTTGTAGGTCCACCAACTCCAGTGGTTGCATTCTTTTCAAATGATGCTCCTTGAATTTTAGATTTTAAACCACGGGCTGTTTTTCTATTGTTTACACGGACTTCAATCTTTTGTTCCCATAGTAAAACTTTTTCTGGTGTTGATGGTCTATACCAAGCTGTGTGTTCATTAAGAAATGTTTTGTACTCATCTAAAAACTTCCAAGAACCTTTATCATTTATGTAATCTTTTAGTGATGCACCTATCTTACACACAGATCCCTCTTCAAACCAATAAGTATTTATAACCTTGGCCATATGAAAATATGATGATGCTATCTGACGTTTCTTTAATATTGCACAGTGTTTATTATTAAGCTCTGCTAATATCTCATATAAAGCCATATGGTACTGAGCATCTCTTACTTTTGCAAAACCATATTTTTTTTCTTCTTTATCATATATAGGCAAAAAATTAAGCCACATATAATAATCTCTAGTTACAAACCAAGTCTTTTTATTTACTGTGTATATTACACCATTTCTGCATTTGTTTTTTTGATCATCCCAATATGCCATAAAGTCTTTAGACCTAAAAGGAGAACCACAATAGAAACCATCTTCATTAAATCTGCGTGCTTCTGCATTAAACAAAAAAGCAGTTTCATTAAAATCATATTTGCCTGGTTCAGAAAAAATAGATAATACAAATTTGGCTAAGTCTTCTTCAGACTTAAATTCAGTGGTAGTCCACTCTCCATCTTTGTATGTTGGGATAGATTTACTCATCAACTAAAACAGCAAATATATCACCTGCTGCTATTAGTAAGTGATCTTCTCCTTCATGTTTCATTTTGGTAGGTAATGCATAGTCTGCATATTGTATACAATCACCTACTTTTACCTCATCAACTTCTTTACCTACTGCAATAACATGACCTTTTAGTTCATCTTGTCTTTGACTTTCTGGTATCATAATGCTTGTTCCTGCAAAGTATGCATCTGCATCTTTCTTTTTGATAAGTACTCTTTTACCTACTGGTATTACTTTGGTTTTCATAATTTAAATTTAATTTACATTTGATCATAAGCAAGACCTTGTCCACCGCGGACAGAACTTTCTTGCTCAGATTTCATATCAGTAAATGCTCCCTTGTATGATTGTCTAATTTGTTCAAACTTTGAAGCAGCATTTACCATTGAGTTAATATTACCATCTCTTCCATGCTCTATCTGTGTAACTTCCATGTACTTAGCAAGTCTATCAAGCATAGATTTGATACCCACGTATGCTCTATACGTTGGTGTTTCATATAATTTTTTACACATATCTAATGCGTATCTAATTTTAGAATCTTCTGTAGACTCTTCTAATTCTATTTCTTCAATTATTATATCTTCTTTTTCATGCTCAGGTAAATTAAAAAAAGGATTTAAATCTGGATTAGGGCATGACATATAAAACAAGTATTGATATACTTGCATATATGTTTCAGGATAAGTTTTCATTATTTCTTTTAAAAACTTTATTGTATAGCAATGTTCTGTAGGTACTGCTTTGCCATTTTGTATATCAAATATTCTAACAATCATAATATAAAATTAAAGAGACATCCATTATTCCTAAATATAAAACATGCTCAATAGAACATGAGTCTTCATTTATATAGTTTCTATATCCAAGTAAAAACCCTGGTACTATACCCATATTAATTTCCCAACGTTGTAACATTATTCATATATTTTATCAAGATCAATACACACAAGTGGCCAACCAGTTTGAACATATCCATTAATTACCCTAATTGAATGAGTTGGCGCAGTTCCTGTTAGTGTAACACCATAATAACCATCACTCAATAATGTAGTACCATCATTTAAAAATACTTTATTACCTGCTGCTGGTAAACTATTTGCTGTACCATTATGTTTATAAGTTTGGTTCGTAATAGAACTACATGCTCCATTAAAAACTGTAACAGTACTAGACGTGTATGCTACTGTACCTGTATTACCAGTACCTGTATTACCTCCTTGGTTACCATTACCTTGTCCTCCCCCTTGGTCAACTGTATCACCACTACCTACTGTAACAGGTGAATATGCATTTTCATTCATAAGTGCTACAAGTTGAGCGTAAGGTTGTTTAACTACAACAAAACCAGCACCATCTTTCAAAAAAACTTCATTAACATCTTTAACCCATGTTTTTGTTTGAATGTCCCAGTGTGGTCTTACCATTGAAATAAGTTCTGAATGAACAGTCATTTCTTGTGGATAGTCACATACTACTTTA